AAGTCTCCCTTGTTCATGTTTTCTGTCATATTTTACTCCGTTTGTATGATCCCATAGTTAGTAGTAATTAGAGTACCAGCACAACTAGCTGCATTCTGCAAGGCTGTCCTTGTAACTTTAACGGGATCTATAATTCCACTCTTAAATAGATTAACTAATTCTCCAGTCCTAAAATTCCAGCCATAATTCTTACTGGCATCTAAAACTTTGTTGATAATTATATCTGGAGACTCGTTAGCATTTAACGCCATTTGGCGCATCGGCTCCCGACAAGCTTCCTTGATAACAGCCGCGCCATAGGCTTGTTCACTATTATCGGTAGTGATAGCGATCTTCTCGGCTGCGATCAGAAGGGCGGATCCGCCACCGACAACGATACCTTCCTGTTGCGCCGATCGCACTGCCTCTAAAGCATCCTCGATGCGATGCTTCTTTTCGGTCATCTCAACTTCGGTGGCGCCACCAACACGTATCACTGCCACGCCTGACGACAATCGAACGATGCGCTCTTGAATCCTTTTACACTGATCAATAGAGTCTGTATCTTTGATGAGTTGTTTTAGGGAAGCGATTCTTTCTTCGATCGTCTCATGATCGCACTGGCCACCGACAATTGTTGTGCTATATTTGTTGCTCTCAATAAAGTTGGCGGTGCCAAGATCAGTCATTTGCACATCTGTGAGTTTGGCACCGCTTTCGCGAGTGACGAAATTAGCTCCCACGGATGCGGCCAGATCGCCGAGAACGTGGCGGCGCTCTTCTCCGTACATCGGCGCTTTGATAGCAGCGACCTTGAGAGTGCCTCGCATCGCATTCATAATCAGAGCGGCTAGCGCCTGACCTTCAACATCTTCAGCAATAATGATTAGAGGGCGGTTCTCCCTGGCAATCATCTCTAGCACAGGTAAAATAGATTCTACGTTTGAAATCTTGTGGTCAGTAACCAAGAACAGCGGCTCTTCGTAGTGCATGGCGCCGCGTCTTTCGTCAGTAATAAACGCTCCAGCACACCAGCCAGCGTCAATCCTAAATCCCTCAGTGATGTCCAGAGATGTATCTATCGATCGCGACTCTTCAATGGTGATGGAGCCATCTTGTCCTACTTTATCGACCGCAGTCGCAATCAGCTTGCCGATTGCAAGATCATTGTTCGCAGAAATGGAAGCGACATGCTCAATATCTGCGACACTCTTTACCGGTTGTGCTAGTTGGCCTAGGTTTAACACCACTTCCCTAACAGCCAGATCGATGCCACGTTGTAGCTCGATAGGAGATACACCTGACGCGATAAATCGTTGGGATTCGCGGAGGATAGCTCTTGCAAGCACCGTTGATGTTGTTGTTCCGTCTCCCGCTTCGTTATTAGTCTCAACAGCCGCTTGGCGTAAGATTTGGGCGCCTGCATTTTCAAATGGATCCTCCAATGCTACAAATGCTGCAACCGTCACACCATCCTTGGTAATAAATGGTTGCTGTCCTTTTTCTTTTAGCAGAACGTTGCGGCCTTTCGGTCCAAGTGTTGACGCTACGTTGTCTGCTAGTACGTTGGCGCCCTTGATAATCTTCTGTTGTAGAGTTTGATTGTCATCATAAGCTCTGCTCATTGTTCCCTCATGGTTAGTTTATATTATAATCCCTGAACACTTTTTTGTCAAGGATATTTGTTAGTTTATTCTTCGATACCAGGGAGAGATAGTTGCTCGCCTTCGCCTGGGCTTCTAATCTCCTCTGTACCAGCTGCAATATTTTCGGCTTCATCCTGTGCATCTACAGCAAGCGCGTCATCCTTCAAGCCTCCGGCCACATACTCATTCAAGTGAGTAGATAGGTTCTTCAAATCATTGAAGATGGCAAAGATTGCATTGTTAACTTCACCAATAGATGCGTCCAGCATATCTTGAAGTCCCGCTGAGCCAATATTGATTGTGCCAATTCCAAAATCACCATAAGGATACAGGTTTTCTTGATCTTCAATGCCGCCAAGCTTTCCTAGATCGCCCTTAGATAATTCAAATTGCTTGGTTTTAAGGTATCCCTCGGTTGATGCCATAGCTGCCTGGAATAGCTCAGGTGATGCCTTTTGCTGAAGCTCTAAAAGGCGCCTGTATGATTGTCTATCTGTCATGAACTTTAGCTCTTTGAACTTAGCTTTGCGCGCTGACCCTCTGCCGCCAGCTCTCTTACGGGCTTCGAGCGCTTTTTCATAGCCTGTATCCATTATATTCACCAGAGCTGCTGGCTGATCTGCCTCTAAAGACAAATCTGCGATAATCGTCTTGAGGATTCCGCGCGGCCAACGATTGCTATTGAAATAGCCAAACCTAATTTTTGGGTTAGCCGCCAATTGCCCTGTTTTCATATTCATATATTTTGATAGATGACCATACATGTCTATCTCAATATCGGCCTTCTCCATCGCAGCGGTTATCGCGTCTGCATAGTTCTGAATGATTGGTGCAAGGTCAACGAATGTTGCAGCAGGGATCTCAAGGAAAGACTTTAGGTCACCGCCCTCCTGAAGTCTTCTTTCAAGTTCCTCAACTGGTGCTCTAAACACAGAGGGTATCCGTAGCAATTCCAACTCTTTTGGCTTTAGTGCGAGAATTTGAAGAAAGTTGTTGAGAGTAAAGTTAAAACCATAAAAGTTAAGTTTGCCTGTTTGTTCTAAACCGCTACCTGACAAATCTTTAGTGACTACAATATATTCCATAACAGGGTACTTTCCAGTCAAATCTTGTACTAGCTGCTTGTAAGAACCACCGACTTTAAGTGACCCTTCTCGATATAACTTTAACGAGATGGGTCGACCGCCTTTGTCGAGCACAATATCTGCGATGGTAGAACCCTCAGACGCTGGGATTTGACGCCCAGTCTCTGCATCTAACAGGACCGCAAGGAAAGACTCAAATGCAAATCCAGCAGAGGAAGCATTAAAGTTTGTTATAATGTTAGTGAGCGTTTTATAGAACACAAGATTTGAGATAGTGCGCGCAATCTGCTCACCAGGGGGCCCACCTAAATCAGGCATTGGATTTGCATAATATTCATTAAGTGCGACAATCTTATCTTTCATATCGCCCCCAGGTGCAATATTATTAAGGAATGTCGCCAACTGCTGTCCTGCCTCTAGGCGCACCATCTTGCCTTCGCCATCAGGAGTGGTCAGGGATCCCCATCCAATCTCCGCGATCGGAAGAGTCGGAATGAGATCGATGGTAAGTTTATCAGGTATCTTTTGCTTTCTGCGCTCCTCCTTGACGACGGGGAGTGGAACCTCTAAAATCTCTTCAATCAGCTTCATTAGTAGACTGGGCGTAACCTCTGTAGTTTTTTCTACAGGCTTCTCTCTCACCTCAATAAACATATCTTTAATAAAATCTGACATTTCTTACCTCATACAATAATATCTGCAATTCCAAGTTTAACTGCTTCCGTCGCAGATAAATAGACGTTAACATTGCGATTAAGCATATCTTTTATGTCGCTCTCGGTCATGTTTGTTTCTGCCACCAAGCAATTCGTATACATCTGCTGTAAATCTGAGATAGCTTCTAGCTCATTTGTTAGGTCTTGCAGGTTTCCGTGATTGCCCGCTGCAACAGAGTGTATCATAACACGACAGTTCTTTGCAATACGTCGCTTTCCTTTTGTTCCAGCAGCTAAAAGAAGGACGCCGGCCGACATAACTTTGCCCAGTCCAAGGGTGTGTATCTCGCTATCCTGACGAATCGTTCTCATAATATCATAGAGAGCAAACATATCATCAGCGCTTCCGCCGTAAGTCGAAAGATAGAAATCAATCGGGCGCCTTTCCTCTGGCTTCTCTTCAAGCTTATTCATCTCATTTAAATAAAGCATGGCATGGATAATTTCTGCCACCTTTTCTTCGTGGACGTCGCAAAACATGCCTATAATTCTAAGATCCGGCTCCTGTTTTGCGCCCAAAGCTGCGGGATCTATTAACACAATCTTTTGCTCCTCCTGCGGAGCAGTTATTTTGTCAAGAATCTTTTTAATCATTTCTTTCCTAGTGTAAAAAATTTAATCATGAACTCTTTGTTGCCCTCCAAATACTTCATTCCCGATGGCCAATCATCAAAATCAACGATCGAGTCATAGAATCCAGGGTGCAACTCCAACAACTCATCGATGGCTTTCCTCTTGTAGTCTGAAATCTCAATATTAAAAGAGCGTCTTAAATCTTTAATATCTTTATCACTCGCATCTTGCTCTCTCATTTGACGAAGACGAGCAGTATGCGAATAATAAAAATGTTCCATAGATTTGGCCAATATGCCTAAACTAACTAGTTGTGACACGCGTATTAAACCTATGCTGATTTTAACAGAACGCAAGAAATAAAACGTTTTATGCGTTAAGTAGCCAAATATAAAAACCAACAAGTATAACCACCACGGACCCATCTAACCTCCAAAAAATTAACCACTGGATTGCCCCAGTGGTTAATGTATCATAAGTTTATATCTTTGTCAAGTTACTTCATAAGTCTTTTGAGGATTCTCTCCGCAAGCTGGTCGACCATCTGCTCTTTACTATTTTGAGCTTGAAGTCTCTCAGCAACGCGCTTAGCCACTTCACTAACAATCGCCTCTTCAGACATACCGCCAAATCCCTTAGCTTGTGCACCAGAACCTCTGCGGCCTCTGGAGCCCTTATAGCGCTCGGGCTTCTCACCCTTTCCTGCGCCGGCGCCGTGTGCCATTGAATCTTCCTCTTCTTCTTCTTCCTCGTCTGGCGAGCCAAATTTGCCTTTCTTATAGGCAGCCGGATCATCGCTTCGGGCGCCCCTGTGGGGTTTGCGCTCTTCAAGCTCTTCGCTCTCGTTGAATCCTTTCTTGCCCTTGCCCTTGGCTTTCTCTTCTTCTTCCTCGGACTGCTTCATCTTGTCGCGCTTCCTGCGGCGGGCGTCAGCTTCGCGCTCTTCCATCATAGGATCTTCTTCGGGAGCCATCTCCGCGCCCTCTTCGTCATCGGGGAGCATGTCGCCCATCTCTTCGTCTCCAGGCTCTTCGGAAACATCAGCTTCTTCACCTGTGACCTCTTCGATGGCTCTCTCAAGAGCGGCCATAAAATCATCCATGGAAACCATTTCTGCGGCGCCTTCTTCGGGGCCAGCGTCTAATTCCATATCCATCTCATCTCCACCCTCGGGATCCATATCGTCAACAGGCATATCGTCGCCCATCTCATCACCCATCTCATCGTCGCGGAGTCCGGGATATCCCATTTCGCTGATCTTTTCTTGACCAACAGGTCGCAAGTTAGCGAGCTTCATAAATTGGCGAATCTCGCCTTCTGTTAATAATTTCTTACGAGCCATTGTAAAATCTCCTTGTTATAATGACATAAACTTCAAAAATAAATAGTAACATCTTTCTATAATAGCACTAAAATCGAAAACAACCTATTAAATTTAAAGACTTGAGTTTTTTTAAAGCTTTAGTTTCTATTTGTTTAATTCTCGCAAATGAAAGATGTTCTCGCTCGGCCACCTCTCTCAGCGTCATTGGGCCTTGCTCATAAACTGAGACTAACGTACAATTATATTCATCAGGATAATCCTGCCACAGTCTACATTCCGTCTCTTTACATTGCTTCTTTCTTCTCATACATTTGCGTGCGCACTCACGTAAGCCGTCAATTTTTTTCATAGCTCTGGGTGCTCCTCTTCGATGAGGTCAAATATATTCTCTATCTCTCCATCGTTCAATCCAAAATCTTCCATCTTCTGCTTTCCTTTGTTTCTTAACTGCTTTGATTTTGCCTTCTTCTTCTTATTCTGCGGTTTCATATCGTCAATGTAGCTTTGTATGCGATCATCTCCATCAAGATAGCCAGCGATGATAGCACGAAAGAACTTTGACTGGGTTACACCATCGTGACGCAACTTTAAGATAAGTTTAGCGTGCTGGTGTGTGTTCTCGACAAACGCAACCTTCTTATCCAAATGAGGATTGGCTACGTCATCGGACATTACCAACTCCTCGTATTGATATGCGTGCGGCTTTCGGATAAGCCGGATGTAGTCTGCATTACAAACTGCGCTTTCCTCTGAAGTTCTCTGAGGCTTCTGGCGCCCGTGTATGAGAAGCCCGATCGAATACCCTTCTCTAGATCCTCAAGTATCATCTGGGCGGGGCCCCTGTGTGGTACACGAGTTGCAACACCTTCAAAAGATGAATACTTTCCGCGCCATTCTACTTGAGCCTCCTTAGAGGCCATTCCGCGATAAGTTTTCCATCGTGTGCCTTCCGCATCCATATAGATTTCTCCAGGCGTCTCGGTGGTTCCTGCCAGCAGAGAGCCCACCATCACTGCGTCGGCTCCTGCTGCTAGTGCCTTGACCATATCACCAGAGTTCTTAATGCCTCCGTCTGCGATAATTTTAACATCTCTGTCTGTCTTGGCACACTCGATAATCGTTTGTAGCCCTGGTAATCCATGACCTGTTTGGATACGAGTGGAGCAGATGGAGCCGCCGCCGATGTTGCACCTAACGCTATCCGCACCCCAGTCTGCAAGATCGTTGATGCCTTTAAGTGTTGCAACGTTGCCGGCCATGATGTGGTAGTCATCGCCAAATAGCTTTCTAAGTTCATGCAACGCCTGCTTCATCATAATGTGGTGGCCGTGTGCAACGTCCACGCATAAGAAGTCCGTGCCGGCCTCCACTAATGCGCCGGCTCGATCAAGGTAGTCTCCCGATATACCAATGGCGCCGCCGACAATGCGAGGGGCCCTTACCTTGTGTAGTTCATCGACCTGTTCTTGGGCTGTATTATAGCGATGAATGATTGCGGCGGCGCCATGTTCAACCATGGCACACGCCATTGCACTCTCTGATATCGTATCCATGGGTGAGGCGAAGATTGGCAATTGCAATTTTACGCCTTTTCCCAGGTCAGTAGATATGTCAATTTCTGAGCGCGAGCGGATGTCTGAATACTGAGGTACAAGTAGCACATCATCGTATGAATAAGACCTATCCATCTGTTATCACCTTCACTTTTTTCTCGTTGGTTTTGGCGGCGCCGGCGGGCCTTTTCGGTTAGTCGGCTGGTTCGCGGACCGATCGGGCGCCGAATGCCGGGGATGATCTGGTCGTTGGGCGGCCGGGATCCCAGAGGCTTTTTTAGATTCTGGGGGTGCTGCCGGCAAATCGAGCGCCGGCGCGGGCGCGCCATAAAGCTCTGAAGCCTCCTGCGTGGAAGAGTTGGATGGCCGGAGTGAGGCCATGGGGCCATCAATATCTCTGGATTTCTTTATAAATTGTCTCATACGAAATACTGCTTTTTCATGGATAGCAAGTTCTACAAGGCTATCAGCCAATGCGCTAATATTATTTTCAACCTCAGCTTGACCAGATACGAGTCTTTCGACCTTCAGTTCCGTCTCAACAACTTTTGCTTGTAAAAGCATCATCGCTGCTGAATAAATTTTTTCTCTCTTCATCGTGTTTTCTCCTTGTCGATAAATTTTCTTATGAAGTTTTCAGTGTACCATGTAGTTGCGTCAGGCTCGGCGGGCTCAGAAAGATCTTTGACTGACGTCGTTGGGCCCGTATTTATAAGACAGATGGTGGGTACTCCCGAGACTGCATAGATTTTTTTATCCTTTTGATCAGCAACGTTAAAAGCAAAAAAATGCACGTCGTCATATGAACAAGATAGGGTCTCAAAGACTGATTTTAGCTCATGACAATAGTGACAACCATTTGAATAAAACTTTATAACGCATGTACTTTTTTCCTTTATTTGTCCGCTTACGAGTTTTAGTAGCGATTCTGACGATATTCTTTCAACCATTATTTCTCTCCTCTTTGAATTTTTGAATTATATCTAAAGCCATGTCCCAACATTTGGGACAATACAATCGGACACTATCCTTGTCCGATGCGACAATGCTCCAAGTGCGCGCCATTTCTTTGCTTTTCTTATCAAACGGCATGTCGCACGTTAAGCAGGCATCTGGAAGCTTGTCAAATTGGAAAAATTTTTCGGCAAGTTTTTGTGAGTTTTCCTTACCTAATTCTTTCTCCATGGCGCGGCGCTGCTTCCTATTCATCGATTCATCGTCCCGAATACTTGCTGACTGCCGCTGGCAAATACCACGATAGCCGATGGGAAGGGCGCACTGTTGACGCTATTACCGAACTTCAGTCGGCCCTTTACAAAGTACACCTCGCTGGCCTTCATAACATAATTGTGCCAATACTTTGTATCAGTGCGGGCTGGAATTAACATAACCACTTTGGACTCTCCATCCTTAGCTGTATTATATCCTTTCTCAATCCATTTGTCAATACCTCTTCCATACGGAGGATTAACAAACGCTGTGTGCCCAGACCAATCCTTCGATAAGCCGTCTTCTGCTTCAGTGTAGAAGTTGGCGCACTTTGTGTTGTGTATATTGGCGCACGGATCCAAATCAAATGGTCCGAAGCGCCAGTTTAGCTTATCAAAGAACTCTTGTGGGGTTGCCCACTCGCCTGTCTTTGAACTAAACATTGTCTTTTGTGTTTCTTTATTCACTTTAACTCCTTTTTACAATTAACAATTCGTGTGATTCTTTCTTTAATATATCGTGCTTTGCTGTTCTAAGCGGCACTAGCTTTTGTTCAAGCTCCTTGGCGTGTTCCTCTGTTACAATAAATTTTCTACCAGTAAGTGTATCAATTTGCTGTTGCAGTTGGCGCGCCTCCTCCGTTTGTTCTTTTCCTACTCTTTGAATTCTGTTGCTGCCTATGCGCTTTTCTCCAACGTCCATTGAGTAATGCCATTCAGGATAAAACAATTCAAAGTCTGAGTACCAGTCCCTCACTGTTTCACAATTGTTATATGACAAAACAAAATCTCCATCGTGTTCCAGAAGCATATCCCGAAGCTTTTCGTGATCAAACTTAGAGTGGTGCACAGGAATGTTTTTCATAGGATAGATGCCGCCTAGCATCTTATTGTCGGCATCGCGCTCAAGATAATACGGAGGATCAAGATACAAAAAGTCTGACGGATGGGAACTGATTGCCTCCTCAAACCCTCGATGATAAACCTCAAGAGTGGGACACTTGAAGTCTCTGATCTTTTTTATAGTCTTATCCCACTTGTCCTGCTTCATATAAATCTTAGAAGCCCATCCTAGAAACCCAGGACCATAAGAACAATTATGGTTAAAGTAATAATATGCTGCCAGCTTAAACTTTTCAATTTCCTGCGGCGATCGTTTATAAAAATCAGTCTTCCAATCCTTTAGCATCTCTTGAACTTGTGGCGTCCGCATTAGCTCTTCTTTGATCAGTCGGTATTCTTCCTCAGTGGGGCTAATCTCCGACAAACAATCGGCCAATTTATCTGAATCTTCGATTAAGCATGTCCAGAAATTTACCAGCAAATCGAAAACGTCCGAACCAATAACTTTCTTATTTTGCGAAGCCCAGTGAACTTCTAGCGACCCCCCACCTAAGAATGGAGACACTATGGTATCATATGGTTCGACAAACGGGGAGATTTTTTTAATCGCTCTTGACTTGCCGCCTGCATATCTCAACACCGTTTTCATACAATATAGTGCCTCAAGTTTGCTTTAAGTACCTCGATAAATTCACGACCCTTTGAGCCACCATGAGCACCTAGAACGAACGACCTCTTCTTAGAGCGATACTCGTAGGTAAGAAGCTGCTTTGCAGAATTGCCACTAACAAAGTCTCCCTTAAGGCGGCCAGTATGCAACAAGCGCCACTCAATACGCTCACAGATAAAGTTAACCACGTCGTCCATGTTGAAAAATACATGCTTTCCATCATCATATGAGTATGCCATAACATCGCCTTTCTTAAGATACTTGTTCCAAAAACTCGGAGTCTTGAGAAAGTTTACCTGCTCTGCAAAAGATACACCATGCTCTACGCATGTAGGGCTGTGACTTACAACACGATATCTTTCCTTGTCTGTGAGTTCTGGCAAGTTACCTAAATGGATCTGGATCGTGTTGCCGCCTTTTACCGATACGCTTCGCGAAGACGAGCCAATATGACTATGCAACTCTTCAAGAATCTCATGACCTTCGCGAATCTCGCAATCTGCTGAGGCGCCCGAATGGTTGATTTCATCGTCCTCGTGTCCGTAAACGCGATTAAATTCTCTTTCTCTGGCATGACCTCGGCGCTTTACTTGGCTAGCTTGCTTAGATGACATTGCATGGCGACTCATTTGTCTGTGCTCCCTAGGGCTCCTGTGCCCCTGTTGCTGATTGTTTTAGGGTAATCATATAGTGTACCCTCGGTGTTTTCTTGTGGCTGAAAATGTACAACAGGCATCATTACCAGTTGCGCGATCTTATCGCCGTCTTGAATGACGCGAGTTTCGCGTCCGATGTTATGGACATTGATGAACACTTCTCCATCATAGCCCGAATCAATCACACAAGCGCCAACCACCAAGTTTAACTTAGCTGCTACGCTTGAGCGATTCTTGACCTCCAGCATATAGCCATGAGGTACACCAAAGCGCAAGCCTGTTGGCACCAGCATACTCTGATTAGGGTGGACCGCAATAATCTCTTGCGGCTCCTTCACCGAATAGAACACGTCTAATCCAGCGTCCGATGGATTTGCGCGGTGTGGGCTATGTGCAGTCTCTCGCGTTTTGGTATACTCAATGATCACTCTTCTTCTCCTGAAAGCATGTTGAAGTTTTCGACAACCTCGTCGATGTTTACCTTCCCCCTGTAAAGACGATAAGCCTTCACAGCTGCTCGGATCTCGTCAGTATTGAGCCAGCCGTTCTCACGGAACTCAGAGCGCAGCTCTCGCTTCTGCTCCTTGTAAGGCTCGATGCAATCTTCGATCGCCTTCAAAGAACGAATATATTCCTTAACATAGCGCTTTCTTTCTTCATTTGTTGAAGCCATTTTATCCCTCCTTGGATACTTTATTATTGTAACAAACTGAGATCTGTTTGTCAACGATTATTTGAACTGAAAGTCTACTTTTACGTCAATCTTCATCTCGGGCACCTTTAGCTTGCTAGCTAATTTATGACGCTTGCATTCCTTTGCATCTAGAAACCAATCAGCGTGGCCCTTTTCGTGAACAATATCAAGAAAGTAATTTTCATCATGTCCGCAGTTAGCTGCCATCATACGATAAACCTTCTGATTTAGCCTCTCGACCTCTTTTGCATCAGCTTTGATCTCTTCAACCTTTCCCCACCCCATAGAGCTTACATCGTGAATCATAACAGTAGCATCGGGATCCATATATCGCATACCATCCAGACCAAAGCTGAACAATATGGCGCCGCAAGACATAGCCTTGCCTTGTACAATCGTGGCCACCGGAAGATGCGAATGTTGAATATCGGAGATCATAGACATGAGGCTATAAACTTGACCTCCGTAACTATCAATAACTACAGGCACAACAGGTTGGCCAGTATTTTGCGCTTTAGCTATCAGAGTCGAAAACTCCTTTGCAGAGTTCTCGTCAAACTTGTTAACGCGAATAACCACGGGCAGGCTTTCGCTTCTAAACTTTACCTCTTTGAGAAGAGGGCTCGGTGTATAAATAATGTTCATGTTTTATCCTAGTAGTCTGAATGTTTTGCCTACAGCGTAGGTTGAAAAGCCCCAGTTCTCGTCGTACTTTAAGCGAGCCATATATGGGCGGTTCAAATGAATGCGATCCTTCTCGGGCTTGACGCCCCAGCACCGGATGCGAGTGAGTTCGTTGTTGCTGTCGATAACTTCGACAATCCAATAGTTCTTTCCGTTCTTTGTTTTTCTCGGAACAATCTTGCGTGGGATGAACCAGCATACCTGTAGTTCCTGATCAAACTCTGATATGGGAGGCACAAACTTCTCTTGTAACCTCTGAACTGTGGCGGGCGTAATGACCAAGTTAATCGGAAAGACGCCCGTCAAGTCAGTCTTGAACTGAATAATCTCCTCCTCGGTGAAATCTCCCTCTGGTCGGTAAAGTTCCAAATTCTCAGAAAATCTCTTGGGATTTTTCGGGCGATCTACAATACATGCAGACCAGAAGTGCTTTCTACCAGTAAAGCGTTCGTCTACGATATCATCCAGCGCACCACCACGGCAGAGCGCATCTAGAGACTTCTTGTTTAGCTTGCTGTACACCACGTCTTCGTTGAACAGAAGCTCCTCGGCCTTAGTGAACGGACGATGTGCTAGCACTTGCTCGATGGCCTTCTCTCCCAGCCCCTTGATAGATGTGAGCGGCTGGATAAGTGTCTTGCCGTCATCGGAGATCTCCCAAACGGTACCGGACTTGTTGATATCCAGGGGCGCAATCTTAAAGCCATACTTCTTGGCGATGTTGATTGCCTTCTCCTTTCTAGTCTCGGGCTCCTTGTCGAGGAACGCCGCCATCCATTCCGCAGGGTAGTAGTTGAACAACCACGCACACTGGAAAGAGATGATGGAATAGCTGACTGCATGTGACTTGTTGAAGCCGTAGCCTGAGAAGAACTCAAACTTGTCCCACAGGTCTTGCGCAGCGTCACGGGCTATACCCTTGTCAACACACCCTGTGATGAACTTCTTGTGGAGGCGACCTTTCACGCTGTTCTTTCCGGTTCCTTTCTTCGTCAAAACCTTACGCAAAAGGTTTCCTTCGTCAAGAGTTAGGCCACCCAACTTGTGCGCCAGGAGAGCAATCTGTTCCTGGAAAATCAGGAAGCCAAACGTCTCCTCAGTGATCTCTCGCGCATCCTCAGATAGATACGATACATACTGCGGGTGTTCCTTAGCTTCCACATAGTCTGCATCAACACCAGCCGACAACGGACCAGGGCGGAAGATAGAAGTGATAGCTGAGATATCAATGATGCTGTTCGGCTTTGCCTTGGTGCAGAAGTTCTGCGCGCCGTGCTCTGTGAACTGGAACACGCCAGCCCACTTACCGGGATGAAAGATATTGTCGTATACCTCCTGATCGTTCAGGTCGAGAGTATCAGGGTGAAGATGCTGTACATAGTAGTCTCGCACCTGTGCGAACGTCGGCTCTTCCACTCCGTGATGACGGCGCAGAATGTGATAGATTGCGCCCTCCATCATCTTTAACGTAGACAGGCCAAGCAAATCAAACTTAATGAAGCCCATCGGCTCAAGGTGCCTGACGTTCTGCCCCTCTGCCCAGGGCGCCTGTCGCACACCACCGGAGTTAATCAGCGGCATACTCTGGTCTAGATTCTCTGCGATGACCACGCCACCAGCGTGACGGGAACACGATCGCACCTGCCCCACAAGACCCTCAACGTGAGCCCTGACTGCGGGATACTTGGCGAGATACGCCTGGAGGGAGGGTGAGAATTCCATCACCTCCTCCCACGTGGGCGCATAGATGCCGGCCTTGATGCCGTGCTTCTTCTTCGCGGCGGGTGTTGCCTCGCGCATCATAACGCCAGTCACCACGTTGGCCTCGGTGAACGGAATCTCATAAAACTTTGAGATGTCTTTGATCAACGACCTCAGTTGAAGTGTGTTCCAGTTAGAGATTGGAGCAACGCAGTCGGCGCCCCACATCTCCACTAGCTTTTCCTTGAGCGCCATGCTATCGGAGATATCATAATCAATGTCTGGGTAGTCTGTCGCATCTGATCGCAGAAAGCGAGAGAACAGCAGCCCATACTTAATAGGGTCAACCTGTGTGATGCCCAGTGCGTAGGCCACCAGCGAGCCTGCGGCAGAACCACGACCAGGGCCAGTAAGCATCATCGTGGATGCTACGTCTGCGATCGACTTCATCGTCAAGAAATACTTGGAGAAGCCTCGGTCATCAATAACATCTAGTTCGTGCTTGAGTCGCTGAA